TTCTGGTTCACGAATAATGGTAAACCAACCTGGATAACAGGTACGCAGTACATGTACTTACAATGGAGCAAGATTGACGTGGGTGCTCCAGATTTTAGAGAGGCAAACAGATTATTTTATATATTCTGGGAAGCTTGTAAAGCAGATAAAAGATGTTATGGAATGTGCTATCTTAAAAATAGACGTTCTGGATTTTCTTTTATGTCATCAGCAGAAACTGTTAACTTAGCCACGTTAGCTAGTGATAGTAGATTTGGTATATTATCTAAAACTGGATCAGATGCAAAAAAGATGTTTACGGATAAAGTTGTACCTATATCAATTAATTATCCTTTCTTTTTTAAACCTATCCAAGATGGTATGGATCGTCCTAAGTCCGAGCTTGCTTACCGTGTACCTGCTAGTAAGTTTACAAGGAAAAAGATGTCAGCTACAGATGGTTTAGAAGAGATCGAGGGTTTGGACACAACGATTGACTGGAAAAACACTGGAGACAACAGTTATGATGGTGAAAAACTAGCTTTATTAGTTCATGATGAATCTGGTAAATGGGAGAGACCCGATAATATTTTAAATAACTGGAGGGTTACAAAAACATGTTTACGATTAGGTAGTAGAATTATTGGTAAATGTATGATGGGTAGTACTTCAAATGCTTTAGATAAAGGTGGAGAAAATTTTAAAAAACTATACAATGCCTCAGATGTCACAAAAAGAAATAGAAATGGTCAGACAAAGTCTGGCTTATACTCTCTTTTTATCCCAATGGAATGGAACTATGAAGGATTTATTGACGAGTATGGAATTCCAGTCTTTACTAACCCTGATATCGACAGACTTACACCAGACGGTGAACTAATAGACGTAGGTGTAATAGATAACTGGCAAAATGAGGTAGATGGTTTGAAAGATGATCAAGACGCTTTAAACGAATTTTATCGTCAGTTTCCTAGAACTACAGAACACGCGTTTAGAGATGAAACTAAAAACAGTATATTTAACTTGGTTAAAATATACGAGCAGATAGATTATAACGAAGAGATGACCAGAACTCTAGGAATTACAACGGGTAATTTTCAATGGGTGAATGGAATCAAAGATTCACAAGTTATATTTTACCCAGATCCAAAAGGAAGATTTAAAGTTAGTTGGGTTCCACCTCAGCAATTACAAAACAGAGTGGTACTTAAAAATGGTATAAAATATCCCGGTAACGAACACATGGGAGCTTTTGGTTGTGATAGTTACGATATATCAGGAACAGTGGATGGAGTTGGATCAAAAGGAGCTTTGCACGGCTTAACTAGATTTAGCATGGAAGATGCTCCGGCTAACAGTTTCTTTTTAGAATACTTGTCAAGGCCACCAACAGCGGAGATGTTCTTTGAGGACGTTCTAATGGCTTTAGTATTTTATGGGATGCCTATACTCGCGGAAAACAATAAACCTAGGTTGTTATACTACTTAAGAAGAAGAGGGTATAGAGGGTTTAGCATGAATAGACCAGATAAAGTCTGGAACAAATTATCTGTTGCAGAAAAAGAAGTAGGTGGTATACCTAACTCTTCGGAAGATATAAAACAAGCTCACGCGGCAGCAATCGAAATGTATATACAAGATCACGTTGGAATGAAACAAGATGGTACGTTCGGCGATTTATACTTCAATGAATTATTAAACGATTGGGCTAAGTTTGATATAAACAAAAGAACAAAGCATGATGCGTCAATAAGTTCTGGTTTAGCTGTTATGGCTAACAATAGACATTTATATAGACCAAACGCTAAGGTTGAAAAGCAACCACTAAATATAAACATTTCTAAGTATAGTAATACTGGAAGTAATTCACAAATAATCAAATAATAAATATGGCAGAGTCTGGCATTAAAAGTTATTTCCCGAGTCAAACAGTTAGTGATGCTGAGAAGCTAAGCTATGATTATGGTTTGAAAGTAGGTAAGGCAATAGAGCAAGAGTGGTTTAATAACGATAGAAATAACAGTAGGTATAGATCTAATCATAATAATTTTCATAATTTAAGATTGTACGCTAGAGGCGAGCAATCTATACAAAAATATAAGGATGAGTTATCTATAAACGGTGATTTGTCCTATTTAAATTTAGACTGGAAACCAGTTCCAATTATATCTAAGTTTGTTGATATAGTTGTAAACGGTATAGCCGAAAGAACGTATGATATAAAAGCGTTCTCACAAGATCCATTTGGGGTTGCACAGAGAACCGAGTATATGGAGAATGTGCTTAGAGATATGGATGGCAAGGCTTTTGATGATCAAGCTGCTGCATTTGGTATAGATTCTAGAAGTAGTGAAATGGAGCGAAAAGATTTACCAGAAAGTAAAGATGAACTTAATGTTCACATGCAGTTAAGTTATAAGCAGTCTATTGAAATAGCTGAAGAACAGGCGTTAAACACGCTTTTAAACGGTAACAATTATGAACTTATTAAAAAGAGATTTTATCACGATCTCACTGTTCTAGGCATAGGTGCTGTAAAAACCTCTTTTAATACATCAGAGGGTGTTGTGGTTGATTACGTAGATCCAGCTAACCTAGTATACTCTTATACTGATTCCCCTTACTTTGAAGATATATATTACGTTGGAGAGGTAAAAACAATACCGGTTAATGAGTTGGCAAAACAATTTCCTCATTTATCAGAAAGCGATCTTGAGGATATAATGAAAAACAAAACGTTTAACAGGAATAATAACACTACAAGATTTTCCTTGGATAAAGAAGATAATAACACTATACAGGTTTTATATTTTAACTATAAAACCTACATGAATGAGGTCTACAAAGTTAAAGAAACAGCTACTGGATCAGACAAAATAATACCAAGAGATGACCAGTATAACCCACCAAATGATATGGAAGGTGGTTACGGTAGAATGATTAGGTCTATAGAGTGTCTTTATGAGGGTGCTATGATTTTAGGTACAGATAAACTGCTTAAATGGGAAATGGCAAAAAATATGATGCGTCCTAAGAGTGATTTTACTAAAGTTAAAATGAATTACAATATTGTTGCGCCTAGAATTTACAATGGGAAAATTGATTCATTAGTAAAACGCATAACAGGTTTTGCAGACATGATTCAATTAACACACTTAAAACTACAACAAGTTTTATCTCGTATGGTTCCAGATGGTGTTTATTTAGATGCTGATGGTTTAGCCGAGGTTGACTTGGGTAATGGAACAAACTACAATCCACAAGAAGCGTTAAACATGTTTTTCCAAACAGGTTCGGTTATCGGTAGGAGTTTTACGAGCGAGGGTGATATGAATCCAGGTAAAGTGCCTATTCAAGAAATTACATCTGGATCTGGTGGAAACAAAATGCAAGCCCTTATTGGTAATTATAACTATTACCTACAAATGATAAGGGATGTAACCGGTCTTAATGAAGCTAGAGATGGTAGTACTCCAGATAAAAACGCTCTGGTTGGTGTTCAAAAAATAGCAGCGGCAAACTCTAACACAGCGACTCGACACATATTACAAGCTGGTTTATTTTTAACCGCGGAGGTTGCTGAGTGTTTGTCACTTAGAATATCTGATATTATAGAGTATTCTCCAACTAAAGACGCTTTCATACAGGCTATCGGGGCTTCTAACGTAGCTACTCTTAAAGAGATGTCGGAGTTACACTTGTATGACTTTGGTATATTTATAGAACTCTTACCTGATGAAGAAGAAAAAGCTATGTTAGAGAATAATATACAGGTGGCGCTTCAAACACAAAGTATAGATCTAGAAGACGCTATAGATATTAGGGATGTGAGAAATTTAAAACTAGCGAATCAATTATTAAAGATCAGAAGAAAGAAAAAGCTTGAATTAGATAGAGAGACTCAGAAACAAAACATGGAACAACAGTCGCAAGCTAACCAACAAGCTTCTGCTGCCGCGGCGCAAGCTGAAATTCAAAAAAGCCAAGCTTTAGCGCAAACCACAATGCAATTAGAGCAAACAAAATCTCAACTCAAACTACAAGAGCAACAACAGGAGGTCGAACTTAAGAAACAATTAATGAAAATTGAGTTTGAATACAACATGCAATTAAAGAATGCTGAGTCTCAAGGAATGACTGAAAGAGAAAACAGAAGAGAAGATAGAAAAGACAATAGAACTAAAATACAAGCTACTCAACAAAGTGAGCTTATAGATCAAAGAAATAGTGGTGGAACGCCTAAAAACTTTGAGTCTTCAGGTAATGATATATTAAGTGGAGACTTTAATTTAAACGCGTTCGACCCTAAGTAGGATTATTATTAATTATTATTATATTATATTATGGAAGAAGAAAATGAAAAAGTAGTCGAAGAGACTACACAGGATCAAACCGTAGAAACGGTTGATGAAAGTAAATTTGAATCTGCTGGAGACGACAGTGTCATTAAGGTAGATTTAAACGCTCCACCACAAGAGAAAGAGGAAACTGAAGTTGTGGCAGAGGAACAAGTTGAAGAAGCGGTAACTGAGGTTACTGAAGAAACAGAAGTAAAATCTGAAACTGAAACGCAAGAATCTCCAGCATTAGAAGAAATTACTGGGGAAGAGGTTGAAGAGCAAATTGAGGAAGCCATAGCAGATGCCGAAGCTACTGGAAAACCATTGCCAGAGAATATCCAAAAGTTAATGGATTTTATGGAGGAAACTGGAGGTGATTTAAATGATTATGTTAAGCTTAATCAAGATTATAGCGAACTAGACGACACGGCTTTGTTAAGAGAATACTACAAGCAAACAAAACCTCATTTAGATAACGAAGAAATTAACTTCCTTATGGAAGACACGTTCTCTTACGACGAAGATGTAGACGACGATAGAGATATACGTAGAAA